GGGTGCGAGGGTTGGTACTGAAGTACTTGTTAACATAGGAAATGTTGACTGGACGGGAAAAGGTTGGGGGTAGTCAAAGAATCCCCCTACTCACACTAATGAAGGAGAAAGTATGAAACTTAAAAAAGACTACGAAGATACTTTTAAAGAAGGTTTTCGTTTAGGTGCGCGTTTAACACGAGCAAAAGCTTGTTTAGAGAATGCACGCAACGCAAAGCTATTGAAAGATGAGCAGATGTTTAAACTTCAAATGGAATTTGCATCATCATGGACGGACCTTGCTAGAAATGCAGGTAGAAAGTTTACACCGTCCGTGGCTCACGAACCAGAGCAATCGGCATTTGATTTTGGCGACATCGAATACCAGGAACATTTATCTAAGTTGCCATTTAAGGAGACAGGATGAACATCAAAAAATTTAAAAGTGTGGCAGTAGCCATTGACACTTACAAATTATTGAAGAAGATAGCTGCCGCCGACGATAGGTCGGCTGGTATGCAAATAACCTATTTAGTAAAACAAGAAGCAAAGAAAAGAAAGCTTGCTGCATGACCATCATGCCAAAGTTTAAATCATATCGTAAATTTAAACCTGATTGGAAGTATGAAAAAGAAAGATGTGGTGAATGTAGTAAAGAGTACACAAAAGATAATATGATGTGTACGCAAGAACGTAAAAATCTTTACCTTTGGTATTGTATTCGATGTTACAATTTCTTGCCAAAATCATAAGCATTCTGTGCTTATGTGGGACGATACTGGCGGGTATATATATTTTGGTATATTATTCGCCGTATCAAACGTTTATGCGTGATTGCATTAACAATGAAATGGGTGACTTTGGTACAGAGTACTGCACCTGGAAATATGACAAAGTGATGCTTTGTAGAAAGGAGAGTGTATGTTTCACTTATGGCATCTTACCGCCATCATAGGCGTATTTGTATTAGGATTTTTTGCAGGCAGGTGGTCCATGCGGATTTATCTCAGTGCAAAACTTGAAGAATTAGAAAATAAAGTGGCAGCGGAACAATTGGCAAAAGAAAAGGAGGGTATGGAATGGGCCGCAAGACGTCACTAAAAGATAGATTACTTCGTGAGTATGTGAAGGTGTCGAAGACCGCGCCCCGCGAACCACGGAACTGGAGAGAAGTTGCAGCTCGCATGAGGTGGGAGCGACTTAGAAAAATATTATGGAGGCGATATGATTATATGCAATCATTGTAAAGGTAATGGGTATATCAGATTATCATTTGAAGCAGAGACATCCGTTGACCAGTGTAAGGTTTGTAACTCACAAGGGCACCTCGATGAAAGTAAGCACTACCACCAAGCGTGGAGTGGCGGGACATCGAATGAACTCGACAACTTTTATTGGGGACCACCATTGGACCCCGAATCGTTTAAAAACTACAAGATTTATAGCAGCTAACCCTGTTGTAGACGTTAAAAAAGGGGATGAACCACCCTTTTAGTTGCGCACTAGCATCTTTTCCATTATAGTTTGGGACAGAAAATTCACGTTTTCAACTCCCGAAGCCCCTGCACCAGTTACGCTGGGTGGGGGCTACAATGAAAGGTGTTTATGAGTGACCAGGAGATACTAAAGCAACGAGATTTACTTGACGCGATCCTCGCATCACGGACCAATCAATACGAGAGAATAAAATCCATGGAGGTCATGGATTCAATATATTTTAGAGAAAATTTACCCGAGAATGTGGTTTTATTTCCGTTACAAAGGATAAAGCGGTATGTACACAAAACTACCAGAAAGCCCAGTAAGAAAAGTCTATAAATGTAGACACTGTGGAGATGTCTCCATTAAATTTTATAATCCAAAGCACGATAGAGTATACACTGCTGAAGAGTGGGAAGTCATCATGACAGATGGTCGTGAGGCACTGGATAAAGCATTAAGATTGGTACGAGACGATCCGAAGATGTTTTCATAGAAGATTTTAGAAATATTTTTTACTTTTTATTTTTTTTTAAACTATGTTATTTATGTTATTTTGTTATTTACTAGGTTTTACAAGGCTTTTAAGTGAAATAAAATGTTATTTCAATGTTATTAGATGTTATTTAAATACAAAAATAACTGAAGAATGTTAATTTTTGTTGCAATTGATTGAAATATTTGAAATATCTCTTATAGAAACATCTTTTTTGGATGCATTATGGAAGAAAATAACGAAGTATATATACCACAACCCCTGTCTGACGCATTGTTTGATTTAACTCCTAAACAAAGGAAGTTTGTATTGTTATTGGTGCACTCAGAGGGTTTGAAGTCTGCATCGCAGTGTGCTGCTGAAGCTGGGTATAGTAAAAAGAGTTGTCGGGAGCTTGCATCCAGGTTACAGAACCCTGAGCTGAATCCAAAGGTTGTAAAGGCAATTGAATCAGAGGTAAGAGCTAGCACGGAAAGATACAGATGTAGTCAAGAAAGATCTTTAGCTACATTGGCTAGAATTAGAGATCAGGCGTCTGCTGCTGGTAATTATAATGCTGCCGTAGCTGCAGAAACCAGGCGTGGTCAGATAGCTGGTTTGTATGTGGACAAGAAAGAAATTCTTACAGGTACAATCGACTCGATGTCAAGAGATGAGGTAGAGAAGAAACTGCAAGACTTAAAAGAGCAGTACAGTATTGAAACTACGTTTGAGGAAGTTAAAGAGTTAGAAAATAAATCTTGACTATAAAATAGAATGGGATTATATAGGTTTTAGTAGCTCTCCCAACATAAGAAACAGAACGGAGGGAATAGACAATAGGGTGCCCCTCGCTACTAGAAAAGGAGAAAGTATGGAAACTCAATACATAGTTGATTTTGGTTCTATTAGTATAACTAAGGAAACAAAAGATAAATTAGAAAATGATAAAGAATATTTAAAACAATGGATTAAAGATAATGCATATATAGATCAAATAATGGAGGAAGAATGTTAGTAATAGTTAGACCAGACTTGTATGAGTATCATGCATTACCTATGACGGACGATTTGTTCTGGCGTAGAGTAGAGAACTTGAGGCGTGCAGCGCTGACTGCTGAGGACTTTGAGTTTAGATTGTTGTATTACAATCAAATGATAGAACTAATGAAGAAATCACCATGAAGCATAAATTTACTTACCGAGATACTTTTCAAGTGCCTAAACAAAAATTGTCTTGGAACTTCTCACCCTCTTGGTGGGAAGGTCTTGGTGTTATACTTTTTTATTTTGGTCAGAAGATGTTATTTTGGGGACTAGCTATTTATATCTTTATTTTAATTTTTAAGTGAAACCCGAAAGTAAGTTTTGGAACTCCATCAAGGCAAACATGCCTGGTGTTTTCTTTACAAGACTGGAGAGTTGGGCATCACCTGGTGTCCCAGACGTTTATGGTTGTAAAGATGGAATAATGTTCTGGTTGGAACTTAAAACATCAACAAAAGTCAATAAAGCAAAGTTAAGTGCCTTTCAAAAATCGTGGCATTTTAGCCATAGTTTACAGGGCGGGAGAAGTTTTATTATGCATCAGATCCTCGAAGAGAGATTGATCTGCCTATTTCCTTCTTCCATTGTTGTCTCCATTGCTGCATTGTCCCCCCAACACGCTAGTAAGACATGGGATCTCCCAGCGTCCCCTGCTTCCTGGACGGAGATGCTCGACTACATTCTCCATTCTCCATTGCAGAAACCCGCCATTCCAGAGGCATAGTAATAGTTGTCCCAGCTTCACCTGCAGCCAGGAACATCAGTTTGCATCTCCATTCTCCATCGGCGAACCATGTGGCATGGTTAGTTATAATAGTGTCTGGACCCAGAAGCTCACCAGGCGAAGGTAACTCCCCGTGGAAGAATAATTAGTATTTACCTCTTGACTATCGAAAGAAGTGGGACTATATACATACAAGTAGTTCAATCGGATTCCGTACCTGACAGGGCTGGCGAGTATAAACACCAGATAACGACTACATTAACAAAGGAGAAAGTATGGGATTAGACCAAAGTATGTTAAGTACCTCAGGTGAGAAAGATTACTATTGGAGAAAGCACGCAAGGTTGCAAGTATTCATGGCTCGCAAATGGGAAGAGAAGAATGGTAATCAAGATAATGAATCTGCATTAGGTCATCTCGGATTTAATTCAGGTGATACGCCATTAGTCTTAGATAAGGAGATGCTGGACGAGTGGGAAAATGAGATAGAAGCACAATACTATCACTCATTTGCATCAGACGGATTTTTCTGGGGACAACAGTTTCAAGAAGAACAAGTCAAGGAGTACAACCAGCAGGACAAAGAGGCGTGTGATTGGGCGAGAACACAAATCGACCAAGGGCATACCATTACCTACGAGTGCAGTTGGTAAATTTCCATTTCCATCACGGGCAAAAGCCCGTGGTGTTGGTATAGTAATAATAGTTATTACCCGCTGCAGGAGCTGCGGAAGAAAAATTAATTCATCTCTTGACTATCGAATAAGATGGGACTATATAAGTATCAGGACTGGAGCGAGTGACCCGATAGGCGAGAGGCGCAAACAGTCCTACATTAGAAAGGAACAGCATGGAAATGGCAGTTAACTATAAAAGAGATTACAGGACCTGCGCGCAGAAGGTGAACGAGCAGTGGCAGGAGAGGCAGGAAGATCTTAAGAACCCTGAATACGAAGCGCTTGGCTTCGACTATGTAGAACCGCATACATTCACCGACCAGGCCGAAGGATACTGGCGTTGGCAGTTCAGCTGGGGCGGGCCGAGCGACGAGCTTCGCGGCTACGTTAACGAGCATGGCGAGATCCATCGCCTGGAGTACTGGTATCTGGACTGGTTTGATGGTGCCCATGTGCTGGTGGCCCAGGATGCAATTGCCTGGTCTCAGATGCAAGAGATGGTGCAATGCTCCATTACTTAGTCTCCGCATTATTGATTTACATCGTCTTTCTGCTGCTGTTCCCGCAGCAGGTAGCTGCCGTTACACTGCTGATGGTAACCACTGTGGTAGCTCTGGTTGGGAAGCTTGATTGGACTGTTGTTCCTTTCTGACTGCATCCCCATTGCATTGTGGATTCGGGTCGGAGGTACTTAGTTAGTAAACAAGCAACGTCCCCTGCGAAGCACGAAGTTCCTGTGGAAAAAAAATAAAAATAAACTATTGATTTCTAATGAAATGGGATTATATAAGACTTATTAACTAGAAAGACGAAAGGAAAATAAAATGTCAAAAGCTGTTAATATATTAGAAGTGCTAGAGAAAGCACACCAAAGCAAAGCTAGTGTTAGCAAAAGAAATAAACAGGCAATCATAGACGCCTATGGTCGTGCCTTAACAATGCAGAAAGTTCTAGCTGACTTTATCAAAGTAAACCGACAACTAATGATAGACTTGGCGTTTGGAGAAAACGCTAACCTATTACATGGGAGGGATTACTCACTTCATGTACAACAAAAACTGGGTGCTAAAATTGACAACACCCTTGTCAAAGAAAAGCTCGGCGAGTTGGAATATCACAAATGCAAAGTTCCAACGGAGTATAAAACGATACAAGCTATGCCTTTATCGGAAACTACGGTGTCGAGAAACAAAAAATCAACGATAGACGAAGTAGCCGACTTTAGAATTTCTGCTTAGTTCCGATTATGCCTAAGTAGTTTAAGGGGGCGAAAGCCCCCTTTTTTTACGTCTGCATTTCCATTACATTGCGGGGGCGGGGGGCTTATAGTATAGTAATAGATAGGAAGGTACACGGGGGGTAACTTTCGCTCCTTCAAGTCAAACAAAAAAGTTATCCACAAAAAAGATTTTATCTTATTGAGTATAGAATAAAATGGGAGTAAGAAGTCTATAAGAAAGGAGAAATCAAAATGCCAGATAATGATTTAGAGACTAGGTTAGCAGTAGTTGAGCAGACGTTCGGTTTAAGAACTCGTGATAATGCTGTTGCTACTCCTAATCCAAATGATGTTAGAGCAACTCATGTTGATAACATTAATTGGAAAGCACTTTATAAAGTTCTTGAAAGTGAAGTCGAAACAATCGTGCTTGACCCTAACTGTCCTCAGTACGTTAAGGATTGGGGTCAACGTATCATGCAACGATTGGCACAACATATAACAAGATGAAGATAGTATTACCTTTAATATTAATCTGTATTGCTATGCAAATCTTGATTATGTTTACCGACTTACCACACTAACAGTTTCCCTCGAGGGCTGGCAAAAGGCAGGGTACTCCCTGCCTTTTTTTACGTCTTATCACCAGGCATCCCAGCTTCGCAGCAGCTTCGCAGCAGCATCTCCAGGCAGCCCGAGCATCTCAGGTTAATACACTCACCCACAACATCTAGGTACTTACAAACTATCTCAAACTAGATATGGTAATCTCGAACACCCAACCACCCCTTTTCGCCCGTCAGTCGTGGGGTTTGTCCTAGTGCTTGAGTTTTACACAAACACAAACTATGATATAACTTTTTTATGAAAAAAACTGAAATCCCAACGGAAGTATTAAAATATCAATTAAGGGAAATGCAACTAAAAGTGTCGGAGGAGTCCCGTTCCTCCTTTTTAACTTTTGTAAAAAAAGTTTGGCCAGACTTTGTTGCAGGTTCACATCATAAAATTTTTGCACAAAAATTAGAAGACGTTTCACGTGGAAAGATAAAACGATTAATTGTTAATATGCCACCAAGACACACGAAGTCAGAGTTTGCATCAAATTTATTTCCTGCATGGATGCTTGGACAAAAGCCTAAATTAAAGATAATACAGACTACACATACGGCAGAATTATCGTATAACTTTGGTAGGAAAGTGAGGAACATATTTGACCAACAAGATTTTAAAGATGTTTTCCCGACTGTTAGCTTATCACAAGACTCTAAGGCAGCGGGGCGTTTTACAACTAACGCTGGCGGAGAGTATTTTGCTGCTGGTGTGGGTGGTGCTATTACTGGGCGTGGTGCTGACCTCCTTATTATTGATGATCCGCACTCCGAGCAAGACGCTCTCTCACAAACAGCCATGGACAACGCCTACGAATGGTACACCTCTGGACCCCGACAGCGTCTACAACCTGGTGGTGCTATTGTTATAGTTATGACTCGTTGGTCCACAAAGGATCTTACGGGAAAATTATTAGCACAACAAACCAACGAACACGCTGATCAATGGGAGGTGGTCGAGTTTCCAGCCGTCTTGAACGATAAACCGTTATGGCCACAGTTTTGGAAAATTGAGGAACTACAAGGAGTCAAGGCTTCTTTGTCAGAACAGAAGTGGCAGGCACAATGGCAACAAGCACCAACGTCTGAAGAAGGATCTATTATTAAACGAGAATGGTGGAAGATATGGCCCAAAGAAAAAGTTCCTGATTTAACTCATGTTATACAAAGTTATGACACCGCGTTTAGTAAAAAAGAAACTGCTGACTTTAGTGCGATAACAACGTGGGGTGTATTTAAACCCGTGGAACACGGCCCATGGAACATCATCCTTTTAGCGATGCGCAAGGGACGTTGGGATTTTCCTGAGTTAAAAGAGATTGCCATGGATGAGTATAAATACTGGGAACCTGAAACAATCTTGATAGAAGCGAAAGCTTCTGGTATGCCCTTAACACAGGAGCTACGACAACTAGGAATTCCTGTAGTAACTTATACGCCTAGTAAGGGCAATGATAAGCATGTACGTGTAAACTCCGTAGCTCCACTTTTTGAAGCGGGTCAAGTCTGGGCAACCGACGACCGTTGGGCAGAAGAAGTTATTGAAGAGTGCGCCGCTTTCCCGTATGGTGATCATGACGATTTGGTCGATTCAACAACACAAGCGTTGTTGCGTTTCCGTCAAGGAAACTTCATACAATTAGATTCAGACTACAAGGACGAGCCACGGCTCATTGTGGGTATGCAGGAGTATTATTAATGAGTGGAAAACTTTTAGAGGCGTTACGAAAAAAAGCTTTGAATTTTGCTTTGGAAGGTAAACCTGATAACGCACGTGAGGCTCTTGAACAGATAAAAATTATAGAAAATCAGATGGCAAAGTCTGAACAAAAAAAGACAGGTATAGAAACAGTAACAACAGCAGACACTTTAGAACAACGACCTGCAATGGACCTCATGGCACAAAGATTTCAGAGAGAAAGAGAATTATTAGAAGCACAGGGCAATAAAGCTAAAAAGTCAAAAACCACAGGTGTTAATGATCCTTATTATAAAAGATATATTAAAGAAGATTCTCGTTTCGCAGGCGCTAATACAGCGGATGAGTACCAAGAGGCTATTAACGATTATGCTATGAGAGAGGCTAATATTTTAGGTAGTCACCCTGCCTTTAAAGATAGATCTTACGACTTTCGACTAGAGGTCGCAACAAATAGAATTAAAAAAGAAGCTGATAAAGATATTCTTAATAAAAAACTTTATATAAATTATGGAGGCAAGGATATTAATGATGTGGGAGGCTATACAAGTAATTCTCCTAAAGAATTACAAGATCAAGAAAATTTTAATGTTTATGCTGATAACTTACTTGATAATTTTTATGCAGGTAATGATGTTATTCCCTATAAGGGACAGGATGGTTTAATTTATACAAATGCTGATGAAATAAAAAAAGTTAAACAAGTAGAAGAACTAGAAGTATCGCAAAGAGATAAATTCACACTACAAGATATTTTATCGTCATCAGATTATAACGTCAGCAAAAAAACAAAACCAAGTAATTATGATGCAACCTTAAAAACTGATTTTTCAAAACAAGGTTATACGGGTTATAAAAACAAAGTTTATAATCGTTTAAAGAAGGGTGTTTACATAAAAAGGGATGTTAATGGAAAACCTATCTTAGATGAGAATGGAAGAGTTCAATTTTTAGATTGGGATAAACAAAGTGATTTAATTGAAATTAATGTACAACGAGATAAAGATGCAAAAACTCCTCCTGGAGTAAATAAATTAATTTACATAGAACCAAAGATACCTAATCTTGAAAAAGGACATGAGTTAATGAAAACAAGAAGATTAGCAATTCTTGATGCGGATGATAAAGTTAATTTAAAACAAATACAATATCCTACTTTTTTTACAACAGAGCCAAGAAACAAAATTCACATTCGTTTAGAAAAAGATCTTGTAAGAGTTCTTGATGGAATTAAAGATTTATCTTCTACTTTATTACGAAGTGCAGATTCAAAACAAACGTTAAAGAAATTAGAGAAAACAAGAGATGCAATTATAAGAGATATGAAAACATTAGGATTAGAATCTAGAATATTTAACGACAAAACAGGTAAATTTAAAGCATATGGTCAAGCTTTTTATGATTCTGGGCAATTAATTAATTCTTTAAGGGGTGTAAAAAAATTTAACTATATTGGAAGTGATTTAGATTTAGATCCTTCAAAAATGAATAGAAATATAAAAAATGTCGATGGTGAGTTTATATTGCCTGATGGATTTAAAGATGGGGGTTTCGCTTCCTTTGAAGAAGTGCTAGAATACAACTATGACTGAGGATAATGTATTTGAAGATATATCTGCTGAAAAGATAAGAAAACAACGAGAAAAAAAAATACTCGGAATTTTAAGTAAAGTTATTCCTGGTGCTGCTGATTGGATGACGGAAGAACTTATTTTTCCTTTGTATTATCCATCTGCCTTATTAAAATATTCAATGGAGCTCGTGGATGGACCAGAAATTAAATCAGCCAGCGAACTAAATAATTTTGTTACTGCTTTAGAAGCAGAAGAATACCCCGAGGGAACAGGACCAGTAACGGCTGGTGCTGCTGATACCGCAAAGGTTGTAGGGGGAATGGGCGCTGGCATTTATTTATTCGAAGCAGCCCTTGATAAAATAAAAACACAACAACCAAAAATATATGAAAAACTTAAAAGTGCTTTTCCGTATTGGGTTGATCATGTTCACAACAGAGGACCAGGAGTAATAAAAAATTTTAAAGGTCAAACAAAAGGAAATAAGGCATTAAATTTTGTAAAAGGTGCTGCTAAACAAGTAAAACACATGGCCTTACCATCAAAAGATATAGCGCTAAGAGCAATTCGAAATTCTTCTAATATTGTTAAAGCAGGAACTTCTGTTGGTTTAATATCTAATATTCTCTCTGCAAAATCAGTTGGAGACGGAACTATAGATGGCAAATTAAAAAATATGGCTGCTCTTAAATTTTCTCAATTTTATAATACAAACGTAAACCCTGAAGATGTTTCAATTAATGATGCGGGTTATATAGTTTTAAATAATGAAAACATACTAGGGGAACTTTATAATAAAGAATTAATTGGTAATACAGGTGCTCCCTCCATATCATATAATGACATGTATGATTTTGTTTTTGGTCAGCCAGCTTCACAAGAAGAACTTAATGCGCTGACAAAAAGGTTAAATGAAGAATATGAGGCACAAAAAGAACGTGATAAAAATTTACCCTTAAATAGAAAAATAGGAGAACGTCTTAAATTTTTCTTTGAGGATATTGGTTCTCGTAAATTACCACAAGATGTAAAGAGCATGGCTGGATTACCAGCTGATGCTTTAAAAAAATTTAGTGAATTACCTATAGTGCAATCAAGCGTCACATCTTTTAAAGAAGGTGTAGGTATGGGTAAAAATGAATTTGATTATGTTGTTGAGTCAGAGCCTGATATAATTGATAATGCAAAAGATCTGGCCGAAAATGAAAGATATATGCAAGACACGATGGACAAAACTTTACAACCAGCTCCTTTTATGAATAACCCTAAACTTGTAAATAATTTATCGGTGGGCGGTGAGCCAGGTCAGTTTACCGATTCCATAATGTCAGGAATAGAAGAAGATGTAAATATACAGGATATTCTCAATCAATCAGGTTTTGAATCCATGGCTGACTTTGATATTTTTGAAGAAGCAAAGAAAAAAGGATACCAAGAAACAGAAGTGGCAATGGGTGGTAAGTTATTTGGCAAAGTTCCTATGTGGGCCGTGGGCGACGTACCGAAACCAAATATCCTCACACAAGATTTAACAAAAAATCAAAAGAAAATTTTAGAAAATATTGAAAAGAAACTTGGAACAGAAGAAGAGGTTTTAAAACAACTTGAAGATATTGATATTATTTTAGATACACCTACCGAAGGCACTGCTGTCGGAACATCGAAACAAAAGAAAACAATTATTGATTCACCAGAAGATGCTGAGTCTGTATTTTACTCGGGCCTCGAAGCACGGCTCATGGACCCTAACACACCAAAGACATTTAATTCGTCTGAGGATTTTTATAAATTTTTACAGAACAAACAAATTTCAAAAAAAGAAGTTGTCGATAATATCTTGGAAAACTATATTGCTTTACAAAAGAAAAACGGAAAACCTCTTAATACCTCTGATATGTTAAGGATTGTGCGTCAAGCACCGATGCGTAAAGTAGAATCGGTGACGTATGGTACTTCTGCTTATAACGGCGAAAAGTCAGCCAAGTATCCTGGTTATCAAGAACCAGGTGCTATTAATGGAAGTTATAGAGAATCCGTATTGTATCTTGAACCAAAACATATTCCGCAAGATCCTGATAGTTTACCTGGCAATGTTCATGACTTTTCAGAACGATACGTGATCGGTTGGTCGCGGCTCACGGACCGCACTGCAACCTTACCTGTTGAGAAAACACCACAAGGAATTGAACTAGCAGTAGATCCTGCCATGATTAAAACGCTCAAGAAGAATCAAAAAAAATTAGATAGACAATTAATAGGATTAGAGTTTTCTGCACTTAGAAAATTACAGCGAGAGGAGTTAATAGATATAGGTAGTGATGATTATATAGATGATTTAACAACGGCCGAAGTAAGAAACGTGTTGAATGAAGCTGATACCATGGCAAAACTCAACAGTATTGATCCAGCTTTAGAACAACAGATTTTACAGTTTAGAATGAAGATAGAGGAAGATGCATTAAAACTACAAAAAATGGAAGCAACGACTAAAGGTCAACAAGTAACCATTACTTTTGCTGATGAGATACAATCTGATATTTTACAACAAGCAAAACAGTTAGAAAATAAATTACGAGAATCATTAGGTAGTATTTTAGATATGCCTCCAGAGCAGCGACTAGGAGAACTCGCTCGTCAACGAGTAGCGTATTCAGGTAGTGCAAAAAATGTAGAACCTGAAGTATTAAAATTTTACACAGCAAACGAAACAATCTTTAGACCGATGTTTAACACAGCAGAAGAGATGCAAGGTTTTATTGATGCTTTTAGAAAAAATAAACAAGCGATTGAAGTGGTGTCAAAAGGTGGACCAGCACCGAGTGATGACGCTATCAAAGCGATGAATAAAGCAATTGCTTTAGAAAAGAAGATGTTGGAAGAATTAAATGTTGGATTAAGTGAAGGAGCTTTAAAACAATTATTTCCAAACCTACCATTTAAGACAAGAGATGAATGGGGTGATGCACTCATCAAAAGAGACTTGGCAGAAGCAGCTCAACGTTTATTTGTGGATAAGGTGGACGGAGCAGCGACATGGTATGCGGTAACACCAGCTAAACCTGTGAAAAAAAGATATAGTCAGACAGGAGGAACATCTACTCCAGTCAATGAAAGAACTAAAGATATGAAGGGGATTGGCACCGAAGAGTTTTATGGAGGCCCTGATAGTGTTGATTCAAAAGGAAAACACTATACCTCAACAGTAGAAAAAGCGTTAAAACGAGCATCAAAAGAAAATAATTCAGAGTTTAAAATTATTGAGGTACCTAATGTTGGAAAAGTTTATGCTATAAAAATTACACCTGAAATGCTATTACCACATAAAACTCATAGAAAAAAAGGAGGACTTGTGTATACTCCAGAATTAATTGATATATTTGAGGCAGCATAAGGAGACAACATGGCATTAGATTCAACAAAAGTAGAGACAAAAACACAAGAAGAAAAAATAAGAGATTTTATTGAAAATCATTCAAATCCAAACGTAAAAAGATTTTCACAAGAAATAATGCAAGTAGCATCAGAATTGGATAAGAATTCAAAAAATAAAACAACTTTATCTGATGTTAAAAAAGCAGCAAAAATAGTTACAAATTTTAAATCATCAACAGGAGAAGTTGATTTAAAAGCTGCTGGTGGTGTAGCAGGTAGATTAGCTACAAGAGGTTACGGCAAGGCTAGAAGATAATGGCAGTAGAGAAACCAATAGGATTTATACCAGCTCAAGAAGAAGCTATTGAACAAATGGTGGAGATTGAAGGGCAGCAATTTGCTGATGGCCTTGCACCTAATGTTGAAATGATGGAAGACGGATCCGCTATCATTGGGGAGCAGGTAGAACAGCTATTAACAAGCTTTGATATGAATTTAGCAGAAGTGCTGGATGAAAAAGTTTTACAGAATATTTCTAGTGAACTACGTCAAGCATTTGAAGATGATAAAGCATCAAGAAAAGATTGGGAAGATACTTATAAAAAAGGATTAGACCTTTTAGGATTTAAATACACCGAAAGATCACAACCTTTCCAAGGAGCGAGTTCCGTGACACATCCTATGTTGTCAGAAGCTATTACACAATTTCAAGCACAAGCTTATAAAGAAATGCTACCAAGTGGTGGTCCTGTCAATACACAAATTTTAGGAAATGTGACACGACAAAAAGAAGAACAAGCACAACGTATTAAAGATTACATGAACTATCAGATTACGTATGAGATGGAAGAATATGATCCCGACATGGATTCGTTGTTATTTTATTTACCTTTATCAGGTTCAGCATTTAAAAAAGTTTACTATGATGACGCTCTAGGAAGAGCAGTATCTAAATTTGTGTCAAGTGATGACTTATATGTTCCTTATCAAACAACAGACTTTCCTTCATGTGAAAGAGTTACACACGCCATTAAAAGAACAAAAAATGAAGTACGTAAAATGCAAGTTGCTGGAATGTACCGTGATGTAGATTTATCTGTTCTTGATAATGAAACAGCGCTTCAAGAAGAAGAGGCAAAAATAGCGGGTGTTAAAAAAAGTTATCATGATGAAGATTATCAATTATTAGAAATTCATGTTGATTTAAATATAGAGGGTATTGACAGTGATGATGGAATTAAAGTTCCTTATATTGTCACTATTGATGAAGGCTCTTCTAATGTTTTATCTATCTACAGAAACTATGATGAGCAGGATGAGAGAAAAAGAAAACGTCAATATTTTGTTCATTATAAATTTTTACCTGGTTTTAGTTTTTATGGCTTTGGTCTTATTCACATGCTTGGTGGTCTATCACGAACTGCTACTGCTGCACTTAGACAATTACTAGACGCAGGTACGCTATCTAACTTACCTGCTGGTTTTAAAGCAAGGGGCTTAAGAGTTGCTGATGATGACTCACCTTTGCAACCAGGAGAGTTTAGAGATGTAGATGCACCTGGAGGCAGTTTGCGTGAAGGGTTATTACCTTTACCGTACAAAGAACCAAGTCAAACATTATTTCAGTTACTAGGTTTTTGTGTAGAAGCAGGATCTCGTTTTGCAGCGATTGCTGATCAAAAAATAGGAGATGCCGCACAAGCAGGAGCCCCTGTTGGCACAACAATGGCACTAATGGAACGTGGTGCGAGAGTCATGAGTGCTATACATAAAAGATTACACTATGCACAAAAGATAGAATTTAAATTATTAGCGAGAATATTTTCTGAATCTTTAGGTCCACAATATCCATATGAATTAGGTGGAGATCAAATACGTGGATTGAAACAAGATGACTTTACAAGTGATATAGATATTATTCCTGTATCTGATCCTAATATATTTTCTATGGCGCAACGTGTCACGTTGGCTCAAACTCAATTACAATTGGCACAAGCTGATCCTGATGCACACAATATGTACGAGGCATATAGAAGAATGTATCAAGCTCTTGGTGTTAAAGATATAGATATGTTACTTCCTGTTCCTTCCGAACCTCAACCAATGGATCCTGGAACGGAAAATGCGGCAGCTTTGAATGGTCAATCGCTGGTAGCGTTTAGAGGGCAAAACCAAATGGCTCATGTTGATGCTCACAGAGCGATGATGTCATCCTTTTTAGTAAAAACTAATCCTCAAGTAATGGCTATTTTACAATCTCACATTATGGATCACGTCAGTATTCAAGCAAGGGAAGAGGTAGAAGAAGAATCAAGAGAAGAAATGGATCAAATAGCTTCTCAATACGGCGGTCAAATACCAGAAGAGCTACAATTACAGCTTCAAGAACAAATTGAGAGTCAAGTTTCAGAAAAAGTAGCTGAAATGACAGATCAAATGGTTGCAGAAGAGGCTGCTGCGTTAGAAGAATCTAATCAAGACCCTCTTGTAAACCTAAAACAACAAGAAATTAGCCTTAGAGCGCAAGATATAGAGCGAAAAGCGATGGTTGATGAAGCAAATATAGGCTTAGATCAAGAAAAATTACGTCAAACAGCAAAAATTGCACAAGATAGAATAGATTCACAAGAAGACATTGCACAATTAAGAGCAAATGTTAATCTATCTAAACAAAATGACAAAAATGTTAAACGCAACCGATAAATTACAAGACTATTTTAACGAATTACTGAATTTTTCTGAAACAGCGGTCACAAATCAAGAAGAACAAATACTTTTAGCGGGTGCAATGATGGCTGTAGCTAAAATGTTGTATCATAATAACTTGAATGAACAGGAATATAATAATATTATGGATCACAACGGAAGAGACTTGCTAAATCTGTTAAAACCAACTATACATTAACTATTATGGGTAAAGACGAAATAAGACCAAAAGTAAGCGCAAAATTCACTGTAGAGGATGCCATTGAAAAAATGGATGATATAAGCGCAGCAAAGGTAAGAATGGCTTTTAACATTGCTCGAGATAAAAAAGAATCAGGAAGAATAAATATAGATGACGTGAAAAAAGCGTTAGCCGAAATGAATAAAAATTTAGGTAAGGCTAAAGGTGGTTCAATAAGCAAATTAAAAAATGGTGGATTTCCTGATATGAGTGGTGACGGTAAAGTTACTAAAAAAGATATTTTAATAGGCCGTGGTGTAATTAACAAACAAAAAGGCGGCGAAATAAATGGTTTAAAGAAAATGGGCATGAAAGTCGGTGGTTTAGCAGGCAGATTAGCTCAACGTGGTTATGGAAAGGCAAGAAGATGAAATTTAAAAACGCAAAAATGACTGAAGTACCTCAAAAAAATCCGTTTCCTAACAGAGGAACTGCTTCAACTGCTGAAGTAAGTATTTCTCCTTTTGTTGTAAAACAAAACAAAGGAAGTGGACCACAAGGGCAGACAAGCAAGGCTCAAATTAAAAAGGTAGATTTCAAAGGCGTAAAATAGTATAATCCCCCACTTAAACAAGGAGGTAGTATGAATCTACTGAAAGATCTCTGGTCACACATCAAAGAATGGTCGGACTGGAAAATGAAGGACTGGATTAAGGCGGCTATTGTAGCTATCATTGTTCTCTGGATAATTAGCTGGATGACAGGCGGAGCAGCATAGTGCTTAATCTACTCGGTGGTT